CCGCGCAACCGTGTACGCCTTCGGCTTGACCGTGATCGCGCTGTTCGCGTTCTATGTTGACGCCGAGGCCAAGGAAATCGCATTGTGGCAGGCGGCGCTGGGAGCGGCGATCCCGTTCGGCGCGCTCGTCCTGGCGTTCGTTCGAACGTTGCCACGCAAGCGGAAGGTGGACTCTGATAATGCCTGAGTGGTGGCTAGTCGCGCTGGCATCGCTCGCGGCTTACCGAGTGACACGACTAGTCACCTCCGACAAGATCACGGAACCGATCTTTGAGCGTCTGCGCTGGTGGTTTGAGCGGCGCTGGTTCCGAAAGCACGATTCCGGCTCCGATACAGACTGGAATTCGAAGCTGGCGTATCTGCTCTCATGCCCGTGGTGCCTCGGATTCTGGGTGTGCGGGGTGTTCACGGTGGTACTATCGTGGGCGTATGGACTCGATTACCCAATACTTACATGGCTAGCGATGTCAACCGTAGTCGGGTTCTTGGGGCGCATCGACGGGGATTAGGACAACACATGGAACTTCCGGCGTTCGGCACCACGCTTGTAGCGTCCGCTTCCGTGCTGTCCACAGGCCGCGCCTACAACCCCGAATACGACTCCGTACAGGACCAGTTGTGGGATTACTACTACCGTCTTGAGGAATTCGCGGCGGCCGTGAACTGGAAAGGCAACGCCCTTTCACGCGTACGCCTCCTCGCAGCAGAGTACATCCCCGGTGGCGACGAGCCGTTGCCGATCGCCGAAGGGCCCGCGGCGGACGCCGTAGCGCGTCTCGCAGGCGGTATCGGCGGTCAATCGCAGCTCATGAAGCTGATGGGTGTGCACTACAACGTCCCAGGTGAAGGCTGGCTAGTCGGACACGAGGATGAAGACGGGGAAGAGATCTGGGCCGTCTACTCCGCTGACGAGCTGCGTATCCGCGAAAAGGTGTATCAGCTCCGTGTGGGCGAGTCGCAACGCGCGTGGCAGACGCTCGGGCCAGATACGATGGTGGTCCGCTTCTGGCGGCCGAACGAACGCTATTCGTACCGTGCGACCTCGGTAGCTGCGCACGCGCTCGGGTCAATGAGCGAACTCGACCTCATCAATAAGCGCATCGTGGCGGAAACCGTGTCCCGTCTGGCGTCAAACGGTATCCTGCTCTATGACCGCGGCAAGCTCTCGTTTCCGCAGACCGCTAACCCCAGCGGGCCCGAAGGGCAGGACCCGTTCGCGCAAGTTCTGGTCGAGGTGGCGTCGCGCGGTATCAAAGACGCGATGAGCGCGGAAGCGGCGCTCAAACTGCCTGTCGGCGTCGACCTCGGGGACAACACCGAAACGAAACTGTCGGATGTCATGATGGCATTGGACCTGTCGAACCCCATCGATGACAAGCTGATCGCCCACCGTGAAAGTGCGATTCGTCGGCTTGCGACCGCTCTTGACCTCCCGAGTGACATCCTGCTCGGCGTGTCCGGTATGAACCACTGGGGTGCGGCGCAGGTTGAAGAGTCCGGCATCAAGTTGCACATTGCCCCTGATGCCGAAATGATCTGCCACGCGCTGACCAAAGGCTACCTGACCCCGGTGCTGCGTGCGGAAGGCGAACGCCTCGGGGAAGATCTGCTTACCGGGCCCAACGGTGGCCGCATCGTCATGTGGTACGACCCTTCGGAGATTGAGAAACGACCCGACAAGTCCGATGACGCGATCCTGGCGTATGACCGCATGGAGATCAGCGGCGCGGCACTTCGACGTGAATCCGGGTTCTCCGAGTCGGACATGCCGACGCCGAAAGAACTTGAAGAGATGACTGACAAGCTCGAACGNCGNAGCATGGGCGCGGCGGCCGTAGCGAACCCCCCGCAGGCTGAACCCGAGATGGGAACCGAGTCGACGGAAGGTGACGCGGGCAGCGAAGATCCCGCGAACACCCAGGCGCGGAATCCGGGTGAGGTCTGATGGCAACCGTTCCACTGCAAACCTTGGAAGAACTCGAACTCAGTTCCGAGGAGTTCGAGGCACTAGTCATGGCCGGGCTGACCGCCGCGATGATCGAAGTGATGAACTCCGAGGACATCGAACGGGCGTTGCGGAACGCGGACCAAACCGCCATGGACGCCATCGTGACCATCTGGGCCGCGTATGTGGCGGCCGAGTTGTCACCTGCGCTTGAATTGAACATGCTGAACGCGAGCGTTTCCACGATCGCACACCTAGCGGAAGCGGTTGGAAACCCGCTGACACTGCTCATCGATCAGGCGCTTGACACTGAGCTGTATCTACAGCAAGCGGTGAACAGACTCGTTGGTATCGGGGATGCGCTGTGGTTCAACGCGCGTGCCGCTCTGGTCGAGGGGACCACGCTAGGCGAGTCGATTCCGAAGCTCGCGGCGCGCATCATGGATGCGGTCGGTGTGACCGAAGGTCGCGCACGGATGATCGCCCGGACCGAGGTGCACGGGGCCCGCAACACAGTGGCTATGGGCACCATGCAGCGTTTCGAATCGGCATACGGCATCCCTTCCGGCGTCATGCGCAAGGAGTGGCAGGCCACAGAGGACCCCCGGACGCGACCCACCCATCATGAGGCGGACAAGCAGACGGTTCCGTTCACGGATCCGTTCACGGTGGGCGGGTTCCCTCTGCAATTCCCGGGTGACCCGACAGGGCCAGCCTCAGAGGTTATCAACTGCCGATGTGCCACCTTCGCGGTGTTCAATCCCGAAGATCTGAACTTGAGTGACAACGGCGCGGTACTCACGCTGAACGCCGCAGCTTACGAAGAGGAGCAGCCCATGCCGTGGCGAGTCGAGACGGGCAACGCGGAATGCGACGCCGGGCAGTATGCCGTGGTCAAAGAGGCTGATGGCGAAGTCGAAGGCTGCCACGACACCGAAGCCGAAGCACTTGCGCAGATGGCGGCGCTGTACGCGTCCGAATCTTCAAGTGCTGCTCCGATCGCGCGGAACGTCGCCCCGTGGTCTGGCGTGATCGTGGTCGAGGGTGCACCCGCTTACGACGGACAGGAATACGCCCCAGGCGCGTTGACCTGGCCGGAACTGGGCGCAACTGAATCACTTGAGATTCCGCTCGGGTGGAAATACGAGCGTGCACACGGGGGCGTCGACAACGGCAACACTGTGGATGTCGGTCGTGTCGACCACATCGAGCGTATCGGGAACGAGATTCATGCTCGCGGCGTGCTTGACCTGGACTCCCCGTGGGGTCGCGAGGCTGCCCGGCAAATGGGAACGCGGATGGACCCCGGGTTTCTCGCCGGTATTTCCATCATTGATGACAGTGGCAATCAAGGTGATGTCGAAGTCGTCATGCCGGAAGGATGCGATGAGCTGCCCGAAGACGCTTCCGGTTCGGAAGTAGCACGATGCATGACCGCTGAGAAGGTCATCTACCACTCGGGGCGCATCCGCTCCGCAGACCTGGTGAGCATTCCCGCTTTCGTTGAGGCGCGCGTCTATCTTGACGACGACGCCGAAGTCCCCGAAGGTGACGGTACCGTCCCCGTGGCGGAAGATGCGATCACGGCTTCTGCGTACACGATCACGATTCCCGATCTTCCGCCCGCCGATTGGTTCGATGAACCGACCGAGGTTCCCGAAATCGGTGCCATCACGGTTACCGATGAGGGCCGGTTCTTCGGGTACCTCGCGCCTAAGCAGGTCGCGCACCGGGGCTACCGCGATAAGCGGGTCACGGTTCCCACGGGGAACGTCGACTACGGCATTTGGATGAACCGCGCAACGATGGTCGACGATGGTCGAGGTGGCTATACGAAGATCGCCACGGGACCTATCACGATGGACTGCGGTCACGCGCCGATGGGGCCGAAGGGCTCGGCTCGGCGCGAGCACTACGACAACGCGTGTTCTGTGGTGGCTACCGCCCGTGTCGGGGAGAACGCACGCGGGGTATGGATCTCGGGGGCGTTGATTCCCGGTGTCGATGCCAGCCAGGTTGCACGCATGATGGCGTGCCAGCTGTCCGGCGACTGGGGCCCGCACCGTGAGAAACCGGGTAAGCGCGAGCTTGCCGCGGCGCTGCTTGTTCCGGTGCCTGGGTTTCCGACGCGAAGCCGGTCGTTCACCATCCAGGGCGGGGAACTTACCCGCACGGTGACGCCGATCCGCTTCGGCGCGCATGTGGGCGTGACGGAACCCGTGGGGATGCGAGCTGCGGTTGAGAGAATCGCCGCTCAAATTGGACGTGACCCCGAGTCGAGAATGCGCGAGTTCGCTATGAGCTTGCGCAAGACCTTGAAAGGTGATGATTGATGGGCTGTAACTGCGGCAAGAAAAAAGGCGGCGTATCGGTGTTCTCTACAGAGGAGCAGGCACGTATCGCTAAGTCACGGAATGTGACGGTCAAGACTTCGGCGGGTTCTTCGAACGGTTCGAAGTTGAAGAACACAGCGCCGGAAAGCTAATAGCACACGATTCGAAGGCGATTTCTCATTTTCACCTATGAATCGTGTGTAGAATCCGGGTATTCACTTCAATACACAGAGGGAACGCGATGTCAAAGGACAAAGAGGCGGGGCAGTCCCTGCCGGACGGGGGCGACGAGCTTACCGCCGCATTGGCGGGTAAGTCCGAAGCCGAACTGTCCGCGATGCGTGACGAACTGATCGAGGCGTTTGACGCCATTCACCAGGACGGAAAAGCGGATATCGACGCTGATGGCTTCGCGAAGCTTGAAGTGCTCAAAACGCAGATCCTTGCGGTGAACGCCACGGCCGAAGAGGTTGTGACCACGCGCAAGGCGAACGCCGAACGGGCTGCCGCGCTTCGCGCTGCCATCAACCCTGTCAAGGCCGAAGCTGCCGACGATGAAGAGGGCGGCACCGAAGCCGGGGATACCGTTCCCGAGGCTGCTGCCCCCGAAGCGCGGGAACTGGTTTCCGCCGGTATCGATGAGAAGGTGCTCACCGCCTCGATCACGACGGCCATCGGCGAGACCATGAAGGCATTCGCTGGCGACTATCTCAAGCCGACAACCGACCTGAACCAGCGCGTGCGACTGGGCACGATTCAGCAGTACGCGCCGGACGCCAAGGTGCATGAGGCCCGTTCCGAAGCCGTGATCGTGGCTTCGGCCGACGTTCCCGGGTTCACCCAGGGCGGCCGAATCGACAACATCGCGAAGCTCGGCGAAGCCATGTCGCGCCGCGCGAAGAGCCTCCCGATCAGCCGCACCGGCAACCCCGAGGCGGTTCCGGTCGCGAGCCTCGAACGCGAGTTCACGTTCAC